GGGGGTGAATCTGGAGAGATTTTGGATATTGATAATCTAAAGGCTCAAAAGGGTTCGCAAACCTATTTTGCTGAACTTCCAGTAGGTGTCCCTATTGATGTTATTATATTCAATGGTACTAAGAATTTCTGTTATGAATTTTTTGGGATGGGATATGGCAAGCAGTGGACGGTTATTAATGGCAATGATAGTCAAGCTGTGTACATTTTTGACCATCGAGAACTTCGTAAGTTTGAAGGTGGGTATGTGTTTGAATATATGTACGTAAATCCACATTGGTTAACTCCTGAGAAGAGTAATGATAATCTTGGTGCAGGCGTATTCTATACGGCTGGTATTGATTTTGACTGGTAAGAACATTATTAATTTAAAATAAAATAATATGAAAAAACTTTTAGATTGTATTTACAGGGTTTTCGAGAAGTTCGCTGCTATTGGTAGTGACAAGTACTTACACCTCATTGCAGGTCTTATCGTAGCATTCGTGCTTGGTAGGCTGTTTAGCCATGTTGAAGCGTGGGCGTATCCTGCTATTGTTGGTGTGTTGCTGCTAATGGTGGCAAAAGAGTGTGTTGATTATTACATCCGTAAGGGGCAGTTCGACTGGAAAGATGTAGTTGCTGGTCTGGTGGGTGCGTTTGTCGGAGTCTTAATGTGCCTGCTATGAACTATTTAGAACAATTCAAATACGTAATGTGTAGTGTCATCAGCGGAATGCTGAGCTTATTCTTTCCCATACGGGACTTTATGTATGCTATGTTGATTGTGTTCGGTGTCAACTATATCTTCGGATTAGTTGCAGGTCTGAAACATGGCGAGGAGTGGAATTTAAAAAAGTCAATGGTGTTCTTCTATCATTGTTGTTTATTCTTCGTAATGTCAGCTTCTATCTTCATTACAGGCTATTTCCTCCACGCTGGGGAAGAGACACTCGGAGTTGTAAAGGCATTGTGCGGTGTGGCTATCTGGTTTTACTCGACAAACATTGTCCGAAATTGGAGGATGATGCTCATTGAGGATACTACCATGTGGAAAGTGGCAGGCTTTGTTTATTACGTTCTGACACTGAAAGCGATAGACAAAGTGCCGTTCCTTAGTGAGTATCTTAAGAGTTCGCACGTTAATGTAGATGATGATAAACCAAAGTTTGATTAGTTATGGCAAATTTCTCAATAGCGGAGCTGGTACAATCCAGCACCGCTGAACAACTCAAGATAAACAATAACCCTCCTTCTATTGTGAAGGTTCATCTTACCGAAACGATTACTCTTTTAGAGAGTATTCGTGCGGAATGGGGTAAGTATTGTGAGCGTCACAAAATCGAGAACCCTGCTATCCGTGTGACGAGCGGTTACCGTTCGCCAGAGCTAAACAAGGCTGTAGGCGGTGTGAAGACCTCCGCACACGTCGAGGGCTATGCAGCAGACTTGCAACCTGTCAATGGTAAGCAGACTGAGTTTGAACGATTCATGGCTAACGAGTTCTCCCAAAAGGGGTACTCCTACGATCAAATTATCGTGGAAAGAAGTAAGACTTCTCGATGGGTACATGTTGCTTACAAGAATACCGACGGACGGCAGAGGAGACAGTGTTTCAAACTTAAAGTGTAACAAAGTGAGGGAGTTTTTCTCCCTCACCTAAATCGAAAGAGGTATGAATAGACTTATAGATACACCGTGTAAACTATTAATTTGCGTCCTTGTAACGATGTGCGTTGGCTGTCGGACAAAGAAGTCGGTCGCTATTGAAAGCGTCAAGCAAACGTATAATAGTGAGCAGGTGACAACAGAGCGAAACGAAAAGCATATATCGCTTATCGACACAACTAACATAGACGAACTAACAAGTGTCATACGTGAGTTCGTTTTTGATGTCCCTTGCCTGGAGGATAGTTCTGCTGCTAACGCAAATGTCGGGAGCAAAGTGCCAATGGTTGAATATAAAACCGACGGCAGCATCATAATTAATCGTGGTTTGAAATCGATTAAAGAGCGAATTGAAAGCCGCAGAAATGAAAAGCGAGGGCTGTCAGAGGAAAAAGATAGTACGGCTAACAAGCAGACTAATACGAAAGTCAACTTCTCTGAAAACAAACGACATAAAGATAAGCACGTTGAGCAGGTGCAGATAGCAGAGCCTTTCAGATGGTGGCAAATTATAATGGGCTTGCTGGTGTTGTCTATTGTTGTCTTTGGACTAAAATTTAAGCCAAGTATAAAAGGCTTCCTCCTCAAGATTTTCAACAGAATAAATTAAACGTGTTGAATGAAGCACATCAAGGTCTATATAACAGAGAGCCGTACGAAAGATAACCGCTTCGCACAAGCTTCTATCCGTGGCATCGAAGACAATACGGGTGAGAGTTATTCTTCCTCTCACCCTAAACTTCTTCAAGACATCATTTGTCATGCGCTATCCCTTGCGCACGGTGTCGAGATAGAAGGCAACAACGGATTTACTTATACATTCCCATTCAAGCTATCATAATTATGGCGATAGAAAAACTCTACTTAGAACATAAACAGACAGGCGGACGACTGACCGCTGACGAATTTAACAAGTTACCCGAGAAGGTCAATGAGTTAATCGACGCACAGAACTCTGAGGAGGAGCGTGTAAAGAAGACGATTGCGAAGAACCGCCCTACGCTCGGACAGCTTTCAAATGTAAATAGCGAAACAGACGAACTCACGTCTGAGACGTGTGTACTCGTATGGAATGGTGACCAGTGGGTCCCAATGAAACTGTCTGAACTCCCTATTGGGCAAGGTGGCGGAGGACAACAGCAATCTATTCTCTATTACTTACGTGCTGTCAATCAGTCTCCTTCTACTACTCTCTCTGCATCTAAGTCAGCTGGTGAGTGTGCTATTAAGTTTATGTTTGTGTCTCGCACTAAGGATGTCGGACAGAGCGATTTTATCGACACAGGAGAATGGGGTACTTACGAGATCTTCGCTAAGGCTGGAGATGGAACGTTTGTATCTAAGGCTCGTGGTCGCTGTCAGTCAAATACACTCACCACTGTAGATGTCTTCAAGTTCCTCGAATCAGGACAGAATAATATCATGGTGAAGATTACAGGTGAGGTTACTGGTCAGACCTCTCCTGCGTTAGTCTACTCAATCACACTGTCTGCCCTCTTCCTCTCAATATCAGAATTTAACTGGTGGAAAGCCTACCAGGGAGATATTGTGCTGCCGTGTTATATCAGTGGAAACATATCTAAGACGCTGCATGTTAAGATTACGGGTGATGGTTACGAACAGACGTATGAGCGTCAGTTCGGTACTGCAACTTACACGTCATCGCCTGTAGCCTATACCGTTCCTTTCACGAACAAGACTGGTATCTTCCATCTCTCTGCTTGGCTGTCGAATGAAGACAATACGGTCCAAACTACTCCAGTAGGTTACGACTTTATGGCTGTCGCTAATAACGAAGCTGTGAAGATGGTAGTTGTAAACAACAAGGCAGAGAAGCTGCTTAACTGGTATGAGAACAAGGTGCTGGAGTACGCTGTATATGACGGCAAGGCTGTTACGACACCACTGTCAATCTTGATGAAGAAGGATAACGAGGTATTGCAAGAAAATGTGTCTGAGAATACGCTGACACAGACAAAGATGCAATATACCTTATCTCTTGAGGTCGAGACAATCGATAACTCTGATTTTACAGCACTCATCGGATTCAGAACTCACCCAACAGACGAGGTGCGTTTGCGTGATGCAATTCCATTCCCTGTTGATAACTCGCAGGGTTACTCTGCTACTGCTGGAGCGGTATTCTATCTGAATGCGAAGAACAGAAACAACACCGACACCGACCGCAATGTCCTCCGCAATCTTATCAACTCCGAGCATATCGGTTCTGAATGGCAGAACGTAGCCTTCTCACGTGACGGCTGGGTGACAGACGACGAGGGCGCACGCACATTGCGTTTGCTCGCTGGCTCTCGTCTTACTATTGATTACAAGCCTTTCGCAAAGGAGGCAGCACAATCGGGTAAGACAATCGAAATTGACTATCAGATTAATAACACATCTGATTACGATGCAGAGTGTATCTCTATCGCTATGCCTTATCAGAAGGGGTATATTGGATTGAAGGTTAAACCGTCTTCTATTATGTTCGCAACTCGTAGCGAGCGTAACAGTGATGTGCAGGCTATGAATACTGATGATGGTGTACGCATTCGCCTTGCACTCGTAATTAGTCCTAAGAAGTACACCTACGTCTTGAATGGAAATACCTATTACCTTAACCTCGCGTACCTCTATATTGATGGTATTGAAGCTCGTAAGTTTGCCTACTTGCTTACAGACTCTATGCAGATAGGTTCAGGTGGTGACATTGTTATTGGCTCAGATAAAGCGGATGTTGATTTGTATTCTATTCGTATCTATGACAGCGCAATGGATGCTGCAAACGTGCATCAAGATTACATCAATGCACTTGCAACCGTAGGAGAAAAGAGTGCTGAAAAGTTGGACAATGACATCTATGATACGCTCGGTACCACAGTTGACTTCGACAAGGTGCGTGGAAAAGTCAACGTGTTTACCTTCGATAAGCCACTTCCTGCTTATGAGTATGGTAAATCATACAAGCCTAAAGGCACGTTGGAAATCTATCCGAAAGATGGCAATACGAACCTTAACCGCTTGACGATTACCAATCTTCAATTACAAGGTCAAGGTACATCTTCTATGCTTTACTACCTATGGAACTGGAAAGCGAAGGTAGCTAAAGATACGACCATCGTATATGAGGACGGACAGACAAAACAGAAGAAGTTTGAACTGTTCAAGAATCTTCCGAAGATTTCCAAGCTGACAGGAAAGAAGAATATAGCGTCTTCAATGCAATACCACAAGATGGGTAGCGTAAATTCATTTACCGACCTATGGAAGGCGGTAGGCTTAACTAACGAGGGTATCGAACAGAACAGCGAGGCAAGAGTATCTATCTATCAAGAGACATTCGTAGGCTTCGAGAAACAGACAACAGAGGACGGTACTGTTACATACAAGTTCGTCGGTTTGTTCACTATAGGACCAGACAAAGGCGATGCAGCTACTTTTGGTTATGATAAGGATTTGTTCCCCGACCTCTTATCTATCGAGGGTTCAGACAACTCTCCTCGCCTTACCTTGTATCAAGTGCCTTGGGACAAACGACGCATCCGCTACAACACGGAGGAAGAAGCTTATCAGTACCAAGTTTCTGAACTCTCTTGGGAGAACTGTTGGGACTTGGATTATGCAGACCTCCCTGTCGATGATAAGACTACAGCAGACAATGAGACACGACAGCGTGCAGAGCAGCTCATTGAGAGTTATATCCCTGCATATAACCTCGTGTATCAGTGCAACACGTTCATCGAACCGTTCAATGGTACACTTGAAGAACTGAATGCTAATCCACACTCAACACACATTGAGTATTGGATTGCAAAGGAAGGTGACCCTAATAAGTACAACCTATATTATTACGATTCGCTTTACAAGAAGTTCTGTCCGTCAACACTCGATAGCGGTGCAACAGTGGTGAATCTTCGTCAGCAGTTAGTCGGTGATAAGTACGGCTTAACTGAGACGATATTTAGCTCAGTTAGTGATGCAGCCCAGCTCAATGAGCTGTTCAAGGCAGCACGTATTCAGAAGTTCCGTGCAGAGCAGTCGCAGTACTGGGACATCAGTGATCTACTTTATCATCAACTATATGTTGAAGCGGTGGCAGCGACCGATAACTGTGCAAAGAACACATATCCTTATAACTTTAATATGGAATAGATATGGCAAAGAGTAAATGGAAATTTCGTGAGGATGACCTTGATACAATTATAACGACCATCAATCAGGGTTTAATGAAAAAACCCTACCACGTAGAGTACCACGATACATACGATGACGGCACGCCTGTGTGGAATGGTGAGAAGTCTGTGTTGTGGAACTTAATGGAACAAGCGTATCCAGAGGAGCGTGCGCAGATGATGCGTCGAATGATGTCTAAGATGGAGGAACTTGGAGGACTGCAAAAGGGTACGCATCAGCAGAAACTCTTTGCATACTTTGAGAAGTATTATTTTTCTGTGATTGATAACTTCTCATCTATGCTCTACAATGAAGATGGCAAGCTGTACGAGAAGATGAAGCTTGCCATGCTGCAAGGTATATATACGAATGACACTGACCCACTTGGTCAGTCGCTCGGTGATGGAAAGTCGCCTGAGGTTGCTTGGGTAAAGAAACGCATTCAGTACCTTATGTCTAAGTATTCCTTTGGTGACTATGATGCCAAGACTGCGGAAGGGGCTATCACTGTGCGTACCTCTGCACAGGCTGATGCAACAACGAACTCAATCGTTTTGCGCCTAACACCAGCAATGAAATTGTACCCTACTATTGCGTACGGTACTACAATCATGCGTGGTGCTCGCACAGATGCAGGTAAGCCTTGCGAGATAGTTGTCGACATTAACGGTACTTCTGATCAGCAGCTCTCTGTCAAGTCTGCTGACTACCTGCTCGATATTGGAGATTGGAGTTCGTATGTAATTAACGGTGCGCTGTCAATCATTGGTAAGCGATTGAAGCGTCTTAAATTAGGAGATGAGAATGAAGATAATGTGAAGATTCTTATATCTTCGCTTACGCTCGGTAATACAACATCCTTAGAGGAGATTGATGTGCAGAACATCTCTACTCTTGGCGGTTCGCTCGATATGCGTAGTAACTTCCGTCTGCGTAAGTTCCTCGCTGGTGGCTCATCGCTAACCGAAGCACACTTCGCTGATGGTGGTGCGCTGGAAGAAGTCGACTATCCTGCTTCCACATCATACGTGGAATTAAAGAACCTCGACAAGCTCACAAATGAAAAATGTAATACGGAAGCGTGTGCTCCTAACGTAATGAGTTACTTCGTGAGTGGATGTGATAATCTCCAGCCAGTGAAGAAACTCATCGACATTATGGATGCGCAGGTTGGGCAAGTCCCTCACTCCCTGCGTTACGTGCGCTGTGTTGGCTTCAACGAGACCTTCACGGATGGAAGGACCTTTGATAAGCTTTCCCAGCTTGTTGATGGTACATATCAGGGTATCGATGCGGAAGGTCAGTATGGTAATGACCCTTACCCAGTTCTCGACGGCACAATCAACCTCACCACTGGTGCGTATCGTGACACTTACGATGCACTGATGCAACACTACCCAAAACTTAAATTA